TACCGTCGGAAAGATAGGTATAGTACAATCCCATATCCCCTTCGGTATAAATCACCGTAGGCAAGTTAAGATTATTATACGATATTTCAAAACCTATTAAAAAATTCATTCTACTTCAAAGTTAAAAATCGGATTAGAAAAATTTCTAATCCGATTCCTATTATCGCATTGATAGAGGCTAATTAAACGGGAAGTTAAAATTTGATTCTCCTGATTCCCATTTTTCTACATCCTCTTTTACTTCATCGATATAATCTTTATTATATGATTTTTTCGTCTGCAATGAATCAAGTTCCCGGTTCATCCGATCTGCCCCGATTATTTCTGCCCGATGATAAATCTGCAAATAATGCAATCCCGCAAACCGAGAATCTTTCCATATCGCCGCCTTATCGGGCAAACGCATTATAGAGTCGAAAACAGGCTGATTTAATGAAAGATATCGATCGATTTCCTCTACGATATTATTGTAATGAATGTCTCGTTCAATCATATTTCCGCAAGACTCAGCGCGCTTCGCCTTTATCTTTTCGATAATGATCGATTCCATTAACGCAAACTGCTCGGTATCTATCGAATCGATCGTTTCGATCGCCTTTTCATAGTCTCGCTTATGGAAATATACGAATCCCTTATTATACAGAATAATATCGCGTTCCACACATTCGCACTTCGCCGCGGCATTGAGATACACCAACGCCGAATCGAGATAAATAGAATCGGGATTCAGGGACATGAAAAAACTATCGACCCATTTGGCACCCTGCGATATGAGTCTTTCGTATTCCTTGATTCGCAGCCGTTGTGACCGTTCGGAGGAACAACGCAGTTGAAAGAAGAGGAAACAAAACAAAGTTAAGATTAAGGAACATTGCAAAATCTTTGATATTTTTTTCTTATTCATATATATTTACTTAAGGTTTATCACAACTGCTGTAATATACATCTTTGTTGGATCGGGATTTCCTGCTTTAATTTGTATTTTTGAAATCGATCCAGGAGATAACTCTTTTGCCGGAATAGTCGTACTTCCGGATAATACCTTACTATTAGAGGCTCTTATACTGTTAGTAGAGTTATTATACATCATTGTTTCTTGCTCATTGCCATTGTTGGTAACGACTATTTTCCCGTCCTGAAGATTTCCAGCTTGTGAGGATTGGGCATAATTGCCTGATATTGTAATTCCATCAAATGTTGCTCCCATATTATTGTTGGGACTTGATTCTCCATATGAAATATTCGGAGTAATCGTTACATTACCTTCTACTTTTGACCTATCAACGGCTGTGATTACAGTTGCTACTCCTTCCGCTCTTGTCGATATATTGGGCGTATTTAAGGCGCTGGACTCATCCGCGAAACCAATAGCTGTTAATTTTTCTTCACCCCTATATGAATTTGAAATGCCTAAATCAGTTAATATATCATTATTATTACTCCCTACATAGACATAGCCATCTGGGGTCTCGGTATTCTTGGTTACATTATCCATCCATAAATAATTATTACCATCAATACCTCTCACCCAATCTTTTCCGTCCAGATCAATTCTACTTATCGGATTCCCCGCACAGTAACAGTATTGTCCGATCGGATAGTATTTCTCCAGCAGCGGATCCTGCGTGAACCATCGACCCCAATCGGGATTGTACATGCGCGCCCCGAAATCGACATAGGGAAGACTCAGAAATGCCTGCTCCTCCTTGCCGCTGAACCGATGACGGTTGTCGGAAATCGGAGCCGCAACCGCAGCCCATCGTTTGCCGAAGGGATAGTAATCGTTCTGTTCGATCACTGAACCGTCGGCGGCGACGACCTGCCGCACGCTGCCCAGATGATCCGTCAGAAAATAGCGCGTTTCCAGACCCTCCGACGAGACTACAAGCCGTCCTCCGCCGAAAGAGGCACTTTCCAGGTCGAACGTTCCGTTTTGCGTGCGATATACCAAAGAACCCAGATAACACAACCCGTTGCCGGCGGACTCCGTCGCCGTGAGTTTAGGTTACTTAAATGTAAGCGTTTATCAAGACCTTGTCTGCAAGTTAGGAAAATTACAACAAAGATAAAAGTATTGAACGTATAAAAAACAGGGCTGTGAAGACTCTGCCCTGTTTTTAGTATACATGACAATTTTATCTTAATCCATTTCTATCCGCAAACCTTTCGATGATGTTATGCCTATTATATATCGGATGAATTCTGTAAAATAAGGAATGTCCGGCAAACCGAAGGTTTCGAAATATAACTGCCCGTTAATCCTTAGTTGAACAACATATGCGTTATCTGAATAAGTATTCGGATCGGTTAATCTATTGATATACATAAAACTATTCAGAAAGATTGGTTTAACAAATTCTTGTATTTTCTGTTGTTGCTCAAACGTCAAACGTATAGACTCGTACCTTGGCATTCCAATTACATAATGTGTATATGTACTATCAATAGGTTCAGGTGTATTCGATAAATATTGACAAGACAACATATCATATTGCAATCCAATGGTTGCCCCCTCTGCATTATTGGAGCCCCACCTGTATATAGACAGTACAATAGCCACATCGAGGTCTTTCTGAATAATTTGCCCTTTTCCTTCATCAGCAAACACTTGCGCAAAAAGTGTTGGTGGTGATTGTAAGATTGCAAGCACGCACCCTAAAACAAATATCTTTTTCATCATTAATACAATAATCGTACATTTAGATTATGTTCTTTCCTTATACTATTTTCGGTTGGTCCATTAGTCAAAAAACCGTGCAGGCCAACGGTTATAGCATCTTCCAGCGGAATGGGTTTTATGTAGGTGTATTTTTGGCCATTCCCTTGTATAGTAGGTGTTACAGTAACACTTTTTCTCTTTGCAACCCCTGCGTTTATATGCATTCCATGTATCAATTCATGAGCCAGTCCTATGTATGCCGGACGTCTTTCCTGTTGAACTTGTTTTGATGTCTCGTTTTGTGTTATCAATGAAGGATTCTCATTCGGATTAAAGCGAATTTCAGCATTCGATCCAACACCATTGTATGCATTCTCATCGGCAGGATGAGTAATGCTCTTCTGATCCGTTATACTGATAGTCGTAGTTTTTGTATCTGAACTTTGATCGCATAATTGCTCCAATAAGGTATTTCCCGCCTGATAATCGGAATTTTTATTCTCCGTTTTTACAATGGAATGAGTTACGGTGCCATTTTGGTGTAGGATTAATTTATAATTAGTCAATCGTTGAAGCATTGCCAGTAGCATTTCCTGCTCTTCTTTCGTTCCAGCTAATTGTAGATCCAACCCATTCGGATCAACATATTTTATAGGATTATTTATGCAATAACAATATGGCGCCCACGAATAGTACTTCTCTGCCAACGGATCCTGCGTGAACCATCGACCCCAATCGGGATTGTACATGCGCGCCCCGAAATCGACATAGGGAAGACTCAGAAATGCCTGCTCCTCCTTTCCGGAGAACCGATGACGGTTGTCGGAAATCGGAGCCGCAACCGCAGCCCATCGTTTGCCGAAGGGATAATAATCGTTCTGTTCGATCACTGAACCGTCGGCGGCGACAACTTGCCGCACGCTGCCCAGATGATCCGTCAGAAAATAGCGCGTTGCCAGACCCTCCGACGAGACTACGAGCCGTCTCCTGCCGAAAGAGGCGCCTTCGAAACTCCCGTTGTCGTATACCAAAGAACTTGCATATTTGACCGGATAGCCTTCGTCGAAAGCACTTACTCCGACCTTTGTTCTGTCGGTGAGATGGGGCTAATACAAGTTAAATTACATTTGGCAAGTTAAGAAAATTATAATAAATAAAAAAGCCCGTCATGGCGTCCTGCCGGATATTTCCGTTTGCGTCGTATTCGGCCTAAGATTTAATTAAACTGATCTATAATGTATTAAAAAATATGTCTTTTTTGTCTTTTTCAAAAGGTCATAGATGATAATAAAAAAGTGGCGCTATGAAAAATTTCATAGCGCCACTTTTTCGAATAGAGTTATAAATTTAATAGACTGTTTATTTTATTGGTCTATACAATCCAACCATGCCAAATATAAATATCCCCATTGATTCACGATGGGGATATTTTGTTACAATTATTAGCCTTGATATTTCGTTATTAATAATACATCTATTATTGTTCGCTTCGGGCCTGATGACGATTCGGCAGTCTACGACCGCTACGATTTCGTGGGAAACCTCATCGCACAGCGCGAAAGCTACACCCGCGCGGGCAAGACCGACGACATCGACCGCACCTTCACTCACGACGACCTGTCGCGGCTGACGAATACGGATCAATATGTGAACGGTGAGTTAAACAAACAGAACGTCGAACGTTTCCTTACCTATAACCGCAATGGAAACCTGCTGACGCTGATCCGTTATGCGGACGGTGTTCAGTCCAGCAACCGTCAGTATACCTACATCGGCAATCGGCTCGACCGGATGGAGAAAGACAAGGTAATCGCGTGGGATGAAATCGAGGTTCATCCCGGAGGGCCGGCTATCGTGGTGCCGGAGAAGGTTACGGAGGACAATGGAACTGCCGCGTTGGATGCCGGAATCTCCATCGACACGAGTGCGATCATACGTCCTGTCGACCCGGGGATTATCTTGCATTCACGTTATGCGCACGACCGCAACGGCAATCTGACATACGACATGGAACTGCAAACGGATTTTGCATACAACAGTCTGAATCTGTTAGAAAAAGCCATGCGGAACGATACGATTGTCGCGAAATATTCGTACCTTGCAGATGGTACGAAACTCTCTGCGGTGAATGCCGACGACTGCGGTTTTGCGTATCGAGGTTCTTTTACATACCGTGCGGATGCCGGAGGCGACCGTGTATTCGAGAGTACGCCGTTCGGCGGCGGACGAATCGTAGGGACGGTCGACGATGAAACCGAGGTTCGTTATTTCCTGACCGATCATCTGGAAAGCGTGCGTGTCGTGGCGACAGACCAAAACAACGTCCTCGAACGCAACGACTACTATCCTTTCGGTAAGCGTTGGGACACCGCTTCGCTACCTGTGTCGGACAACCGAGACCGCTTCAACGGTAAGGAGGATCAAGTATTCATCGGAGACTGTCTCGCGGACTACGGCGCACGTTGCTACAACAAACTAAATGGACGATGGCTTGCGCAGGATCCCTTGCAACAATACCATAGTCCGTATGTTTTCTGCGGGAATAATCCGATTTGTCAAATTGATCCATTTGGAATGAATGCGTATAATATTTCATCTACGCATCTAAACAAAGATAATGAAGTTGTTGCAGTTTATGACGACGGAGATTTAGGTATTTATTATCATGATAAAGATACGACGGGGACAATCATCGAATTACTCCTTTATTATAGTTCAGATAATACCTCAGGAGGAGGAAAATATGTTGGTGAGACTTATTTTTGGGATGAATTTGTTAATCCTGAGACTGGAGAGGTCTCAGGAAAAATAGAACTTGGACAATCTTTCGATTTTACAGAATTGATAGATATTGCGCAGGATATGAATCTACCCCAAATTGCTAAGGCATCTATGTCGGGTGGAATTTTTGTATTTGTATTTAGAATGCCATAACAACCCAAAATAACAAGAAATATCCAAGCGTAAATCTTTAATTGTCAAGCTATTCTAAAAATTAACACTTCCCGGCTGCTTTTTGATACTTCCCAAATTTCCACATATTTTTGAGACATATTTCTGACATGGAGAATTTGCGGAGCTTATTTTTTGTCACATCATGCAAGGAGTTGACAAGGACTTACAACCGTTTACGATAAGCGACAACAACCGCCCCGATATGCAGCGACAATCACATCGTGCAGAAAGGCGACAACGGTTGACTTCCGTTTACACCCGTTCACCATTTCAGAGACATACGAGTGAAGAAATGAACACGTAAATGATAAAGCAGTATGAAAGCAACCAAGAAATGCCAATTTTGCGGCAAACCATTTGTAACCCGAAGTGGTATGCAAAGGTATTGCAGCGAGGCTTGTCAGGCGGAAGCCAAGCGAGCCAGAACGGTACAGAAGAACAACCTCTTCAAAGTCGTCCGACCACTCATGGAGATACAGCATCAGGAGTATCTCACCTTTTCCAAAGCTGCCACGCTCATGGGCTGTTCCCGGCAGTACGTTTATAAACTTGTAGCCCTCGGCAAGCTGAAAGCCTCACGTATCAGCAGCCGCATGGCATTTATCCGCAAGGCAGACATTGAGCGGATGCTGGAGGGCAACCCGTATCATCGTGTTTTACCCGGCAGTACCTCCGCATCGAGAAAGCCAGCTCCATCTTCCTTGCCTGCCAAAAAAGAAAAAAGGGAAAAGGAAACCGATGAGGTGATGGACTTCTATTCGGGCGAAGAGGTGATGACCCTTTATAAGGTCAAGCAGTCTTGGCTCTATACCACCGCCAAGCGCAACCGCATCCCCATCTGCCGCATCGCAGGAAAGAACTATTACAGCAAGAAGCATATTGACGATTTTTTCGGTGTGTCAGTTGATATAAGTAGGATTACCGACTGGCTCCTGACAAAAGAAGCGGAAGAATTGTTCGGCATGAAGCCCTCCGCACTCCGGGCATACGTCTATCGCCACAAGATACCCACCAAAAGAGAATACGGGCGCACCTATTATTCCAAATCCCATCTGGACGAGCTGCGCAGAACCAACCTTGTAAATGATGAACGCTACTATACCGTGGAACAGATAAAGCAGATTTACGGGCTTTCCTCCGCCAACATCTGCCATATCGTCAAGGTAAAGCACATCGAAAAGATAAAGGTCGGTGTAAAGAACCTGCTTTTGCGCTCCGATGTGGAGCGTGTCATGGCAGAGAGGAACAAGTAACCGTGAACAACCTACATTACTGGAAAATTATTTCAGAATGATTGTCCGTGACGTTTCTCACGGTTGTTTCACGTTGTTTCTTTGCCATCGAAAAGTTCGGGAAACACCCACAAACGTATTATCAATTAAAACAGTATCCATATGAGCAAATGCAAAACAGTGACCTTGCGCAAGCGCAAGATTAAGAACGGGACACAGTATTCATTGTGTCTGGACTATTATCCGGGCTACCGTGACAACACCACCATGAAAGTGATTACACGTGAAGCTCTGGGGATCTACATCTTCGCCAAACCTGCCAACCAGCAGGAGCGTGATTTCAACGCACGCATGATGAAAAAAGCGGAGATACTGCGTAACCGGCGTTACGAAGCCATCTTCAATGAGAACAACGGTTTCTTTGACAAAGCCAAGATGAAAGGCGATTTCCTTGCCTACTTCAAGGCATTGGCAGACAGGAAGAATATCAAGTGGCGACACGTCTATAAACATTTCGAGCGGTTTGTGAACGGCAAATGTACCTTTGAGGAAGTGGACGTGGACTTGTGCCGCAAGTTCATGGAGTATCTGCTTGGAGCTCCGCAGTCGATACATACCAACCAAAAGCTGCATATAAATTCCGCAGCAGGGTACTGGTCTGCTTTCCGTGCCGTTCTCCACACCGCCTACCGTGACAGGAAGATAAAGGAGAATCCCAACGGTTTCTTAGACCGTATCGAGAGCATTCCTACCATGAGGGAACATCTGAGCCAAGAGGAACTGATAAGGCTTGCCGAAACCCCATGCGAAGAAGAGGTCTTGAAAAGGGCGTTCCTTTTCGGTTGCCTGACCGGACTGAGGAAGAGCGACATCAAGCAACTCACTTGGCAGCAGATACAACCGTACACTAACGGCAAGATGTTCGTAACCACCCGTATGCAGAAGACAAAACAGATTGTACACAACCCCATCAGCGATGAAGCCTACGGGCTGCTTGGGGAACGGTGCGAGGGGCTTATCTTTGACGGTTTCAAGGACAAGATGCTGCAAGGACCGCTGAAACGGTGGCTCTTGGCGGCAGGGATAACCAAGAAGATAACCTTTCACTGCACACGGCACTCATTCGGAAGCCTGCACGTGGAAATGGGTACGGACATGGCTGTCATTCAAGCCTATCTGGGACACAAGAACATTACCACCACACAGATTTATTCCAAGATGGCAGCGCAGCAGATGTGTGAGGTCGTGGATAAGATAACCCTGAAACGCAAGAAGGCATAAGGCGGTCTCAAACCATGAATTGTTCACAGGGAGCGGTTATTGCGTGGAGCTTTAACCGCTCCCTATATTTTTGACGGTAGCCAATAAGTTCTTAAAGTATGATAATCGAGTATGATTTCGGACTTTTGGTGAAAAACATTGAAAAAGAAACCACTGACAAAGGATAATGAGTAATAATTGAAAGAAGACTATTAAATTTGCGAAAACAGTAACAAGTAATAACCGAATAAGACAAAGAATATGGAACCGTCCGTAAAAGACAAATATATCATTTTAGGATTTGTCGGCTTTGCCATCCTCCTAATATCTTCCATAGCGACACTGATTGTCGCTGAGAAATTCAATCAGGACAACTTTGTCAGACTGATAGTTTTTGTATGCGGCAACCTTTTAGGCTGGCTGCTCTATTTCTCCTTCCAGACAGTCATCTTCGATACATACGAAATCTACAAAATAAAGTTCGGCAAGAAAAAGACACTTGCCGAAACCATAAAGGGACGGGAAGAACTGCCTCAAAGTACACTTGAACCGACTGCGGCACTAAAACCGATGCCGACAAACGGAGAAGCCCCCGCTGGCACAGAGCCGCCGATAAAACTTTCCATCGCTCCGGAACTTCACGAGAAGAACCGTGCCGACTATGAGGACAGGGAACAACAAGAAAAGGAAGAGCGTATCCGCATGGTCATGGAGTATATTCATTTCTACATGCCCCGTATCGCTGACGAAGAGACTGTGAACCATATCTGCAAAGAGGTGAACAGTTGGATGAACCTTCACACTTACAAGCCGAAGCCGATAACAAGACGGTTGACGAAAGAGATTACCAATATCCCACTCCGCCATTTCGTGTGGAATATCTCCGAGCGTTTCATGTACAAGAAATATTATAATGGGGACAACCGTGCCCGTTTCATCAAAGCCCTTTTCCCACATGAATTTGCTGATACGGATATAGCGACCATCAAGAACTTCAAGGTAGAACCGTTGAAGACACTTATTCCGATTGACGAACCCGAAAACGGCAATCTGGATTTCCATTATCCTGCGGATTATGTACGGGAGAAGCAGATTTAAGCCTGTTTTAGAGAAATCACGATAATAACGACAAACATCTGACAACTCATAATCTGCTGTTTTACAATGTTTCCTGAATAACTTTACCCGTCATTTGCGGTTGGGCATCGTTATTCGGGAATTATTTTGCAATGACCTGTCGTGGAGATATTCACGGTTATATCATTGTTGTCCTTTGCGCCAAGTCTTACAAAAGAGACGAGCGCAAAAATGAAAAAAACAATTCTTACATTCAATGACCTCCCCGAGGTTGTGGCTCAACTTCGAGACGAGGTGATGAGCCTTAGAAGCCTGCTCACCGAGCAGCACAGTGTAAACAATGCAAAGGCAGTGGACACCCATGTCCCCATGTCCGTGGACGAAGCGGCAGAGTATCTGGGTATTCCAAAAGGTACGCTCTACATGAAACTTTCGGAAGGAAGCGTTCCTGCCACCAAGCCCGGAAAACGCTACTGCCTCTACCGTGACGAGCTTGACAAGTGGCTGGAATCCTCCCGGAAGAATCCCGTTCCGTTATCTGATGAGGAACTGGGCGAGTCCTTATCCTCTTCCCACCGCCGCAAACCCAATCCCCGTAACTGGTAAATGTCATGGAAGAGGACAAGAACTATATCAGCCTGATACATGGCGACCTTACAAGGGCTGCCCAAGTGCAGGACGGTATGCCGGAGAGTATCGGTGTGATGAGTATCAAGACCGCCAACAGGACTGTACTCGAAGCATCGCTGTTGCCCACGCCTCGTGCGTTGTGGGACAGTTTCTGGTACGAGGGGGAACTATCCTGCCTCTTTGCCGATTCCAATGTGGGCAAGTCCATCCTTGCCGTACAGATAGCTGACCGCATCGCACGGACTGACAATGTACTGTATCTGGACTTCGAGCTGTCCGACAAACAATTCCAACTCCGCTATACCGATGAACACGGAAACCTCTACACCTTTCCGGAAAAGCTGTATCGGGTATCTCTTGACTGCAATTCGCTGTTGGAAGCAGACTTTGAAGAGGCGATTATCGGCAGCATCGAGCAGATGGCGTTGCAAACCCGCTGTAAGATTTTCATCGTGGACAACCTTACCTACCTGTGCTGTGCAATGGAAAAGGGCGATGCCGCCGGACGGCTGATGATACAACTCAACAACCTCAAAAAGAGGTATGACCTGTCTATGCTTGTCTTGGCGCATACCCCCAAACGCTCTTTGGATTGTCCCATCACATCTAATGACCTTGCAGGAAGCAAACGGCTCTACAACTTCTTTGACAGCGTGTTTGCTATCGGCAAGAGTGCACAGGATGGTGGGCTTCGCTATGTGAAGCAGTTAAAAGTGCGCTATGGCATATACTCATACGATGCGGACAATGTAATCCTCTATGAAATTGAAAAGGTGGATGCCTTCTTGCAGTTCGTGTATCGGGGCTACTCCACGGAAAAGGAACATCTGAAAAAATTGGGAGACAATGAATCGAGCCAAAGGGACTGCATGATTTTGCAGCTATCCCAATCGGGCAAGTCTGTAAGGGAGATAGCCTCACAGGTGAATTGCGGCAAGTCCACCGTCAGCCGGATAATCCAACGCAGCAAGGAAGCTAAGGATATGGCTGTCCCAAGTGTCCCACCGTCCCAACCCACAACAAGTGGGACAATGGGACAGGACGGGACAATCAGGGAAGTAAAGCAAGCGGAACTGTTTGCCGGACAAGAAAATGGGGAGGGCAAGCCATGAGAAAGCGGTATTCCCCGAAGCGTCCCAAGGTGTCCCATCGTCCCATGCCCTATGAGCCGGGACAGTGGGACAGGACGGGACAGCGGAACAAGCAACGGAAAAAGAAAGGAGGAAAGCAATGAGCAGCTATTCGTTACAGAAATATAAAGGAGCGGCAACACGGCATACCTGCCCGGGTTGTGGTGACAGACACTCCTTTGCCTATTATGTGGATGAGCAGGACACCCCCCTGCATCCATCGGTTGGCAGGTGCAATCATGAAAGCAGTTGCGGGTATCACTACACCCCCAAGCAATACTTTCGGGAACATCCCGAATGTCGTGCCACAAATGATTTCTCTTCCGGCGGGCGAAGGGTGGAACAAAAGCCCAAACAGGTATCACAGCCGGGTGCCATAGGTTACATACCACCCCATTATGTGGAGAAATCGAAAAGCGTTCACAGCAATTTCTTCCGCTTCATTACCTCGCTCCTTACTTCCTATTACGGCAGTAAGGCAAAAGAAGTGCTGAAACGGTTGCTGGAGGAATACCGTTTGGAGGCTACACGTGACGGGGCTGTCATTTTCTGGCAGATAGACAGCAATAACAAGGTACGCACAGGTAAGGTGATACAGTACAATCCCGAAGACGGACATCGTATCAAGGGAGGACAGACATCGGCAGTGGACTGGATACACAGCATACTGAAAAGGCAACGGGTACTGCCGGAAAAGTGGCAACTCTCCCAGTGCCTCTTCGGGGAACATCTGCTGGGCGGCAATCCCGACAAAGTGGTGGTCTTGGTGGAATCCGAAAAGAGTGCCGTAATCGGCTCATCCATATTCCCCGGCTATGTATGGCTGGCGACAGGTGGCAAGAGCCAATTAAGAGAGGAAAAGCTCCGTGTGTTAACCGGGAGAACCGTGCTTCTTTTTCCTGATGCGGACGGATATGCCGAATGGAAACAACGTGCCGGAAGTATGAACTTTTGCAAGGCGATTGTATCTGACATCATCGAGAAAAATGCCACTCCGAAGCAAAAGGCTGACCATATCGACATTGCCGATTGGATTATTTACCAGATACGGGAGGGCAAACTGATGTGTACAGCCGACCACTTGGTAGAGGCTGAAAAAATCCTCCAACGGATGATGGAAAAGAATCCGCTCCTGCAAAAGTTGATAGACGATTTAGACCTTGTACTGGTTGGTGCAAGTCCAATCAGATACGGTGACTGAAGCCCTCCCTGACGGCAGGAGAGCGGAAGCCGGAGGCTGTGGTACACGGACAAGGGCTTGCCCTTGATATAGCCCACTATAACTACACGCTCCGCTTTCGTAGTTGTGGGCTCTCCCGAGGGGCCGGGCTTTGCCCCGACCCACTTAGGACTTTGCCCTAAGAACCCACTCAGGGCGTTTCTCCCCTGAGAACCCCGAGCAAAGAGTGACCCTCTCTTTGCAATCTCCGCTTATGGGTTACCCCCCTAAGAACCCTGTACGGTTACGAGCGGACAGCGGAAAATAATTTTATCCACAAATCAAATTTTAATAGTAGTATGGCAACAAAATCAAGCATTCATATCAAGCCTTGCAACACCAAATCAAGTGAGGCTCATAACCGCAGGACTGCCGAATACATGTGCAATATCGGTGAGTCCAGAATCTACATCGTACCCGAACTCTCCGCCGGCAACGAGCAATGGATAAACCCGGACTTCGGCAGCTCCGACCTGCAAACGCACTACGACAACATCAAACGGATGGTAAAGGAAAAGACAGGTCGTGCCATGCAGGAGAAAGAACGTGAGCGAAAAGGAAAGAACGGCAAAATCATCAAAGTGGCAGGATGTTCACCAGTCCGTGAGGGGGTGCTGCTCATCAAACCGGACACGACACTGGCAGACGTGAAAAAATTTGGCGAGGAATGCCAAAGACGCTGGGGCATCACACCGCTTCAAATCTTCCTGCACAAGGATGAGGGGCATTGGCTAAGCGGACAGCCTGATGCAGAGGACAAGGAGAGTTTCCAAGTGGGTGAAAAATGGTTCAAGCCGAATTACCATGCGCACATAGTATTCGACTGGATGAACCATGACACGGGCAAGAGCCAAAAGCTCAATGATGACGATATGATGGCGATGCAGACTTTGGCATCTGACATCCTCTCCATGAAACGTGGGCAATCCAAAGCCGAGACGGGGAAGAAGCATTTGGAGCGTAACGATTTCATCATCGAGAAGCAGAAAGAGGAGATGAACCGCCTTGATGTTACAAGGCAGTATAGGGAGCATCAACTGGAAACCGCAAACCAAAAGATGCAGGAGGTTGAAAGCAGAACCAACATCCTTATCGAAACGGCTTATCAAAAGGAGCAGCAGAGTGAAGACCTCGACAAGGCTATCAGCGAGAAACGCTCCAAGCTGAATAGGGAGAAAGGCAGTGAACTGCTTGATGCCGCTGTCAGTTGGGCTACAGGCAAATCTAAAGCCTTGAAATATGAGATTGAAGATTTACATGATGAGATTTCCACGCACGAGGAGACCATTGAGCGGTTGCAGGATAAAATCCAGACCATGCAGAACAATCATCACAGTGAACTGATGAAACTGGAGGCAAAGCACCAATCCGAACTTAACCGTAAGGATGCAGCGCATACGGAGGAAACAGCGAGGCTCAAAAACCGCATTTCGTGGCAGAACCAGATTATCGGCTGTTTCAGTTTCCTCTTGCTCAAAACAAGCGACATCTTCCGCAAGGCGGTAAATGGCATCATCCGTTTGGCACGGGATTATTACAAGCCTCGTTTCGATGCGGAGCAGGTATCGGACATCAAGAGTGCCTTAAACCTGTTCGGTGATGACAAACAATCGCACCAAGCAGCCGGAGACTTCTTGTATATCACAGCCATACGGAAAGGCAAACTGGATAATCGGGAGCAAATCAAAGCCAGACGGGAAGTCGATAACATACTGGAAGGACATTATGACCAACAGCAAAAGATGGGGTGTTCGATGGGAAGATAAAATATAACCCAGTAGATTTCGGTTGATTGATATAAATTCAACCGAAATCTACTGACACACATTTACATCCAATTCCATTCTACTTTGTTCGTATCAGTTTGATTTTGACAAGAATCAGTAGTTGTATAATCTGTATTCTCTTCTACATTTTTTGCCGGATTCAATGAAACAGGAAATTGAACACCCAACTCCTTAAGTCTTTCCATAATCTCACATGCGTGGTTAACATATTTAGGAGTGCCCAAGTTTTTATTGACTATTTTTTGCACCATGTACGCTAAACTATTTCCCTTTTTACCGATATATAGTGGATCTGCTCCATAACTCCATAATAAATCTACCAAGTCTAACCTTCTACTTAATACGGCATGTTGCATTGGCGTATAATCTCCAAATACCAGATTGATATTCGCTCCATTTTCTATTAGATAACGGACTTTCTTTTGATCTTTCCCCGAATTCATTATGCAAGTCACTAAAGGGGGAGAAACGATTGTGTCATTTACGTTTGCCCCTTTTTCAACCAATAATTTTATATACTTTATAGAGTACCAATGATTTCTGCATACGCAAACTAAAGGAGTTAATTTCTCAATGCTTCCATCAGGGTGTTTTACTATAGATAATTGATTGGGATTAGCGCCAAGCTCCAATAGGGCTTTCGTCATATCGTATTTCTCTATGTAAATTGAATATAAAAGATATGTAAAGCCCGATGCTCCAGGTTTGTTTACATCAATTCTACCAGATTGAATATATTCTTTGACTTTCTTCTTGTTTTCATGATATATTGCATTCGCCATAGTAATTTCCAAGTAGTCTGTACGACTAAAATATGTTTCTGGCTTAAATTTATCTACTTTCATGTTACAGCATTTGAAAATGGTTAGTAAAAATATGCTTACTGTTAGATACAAAAACTTATTCATATTCAGTATAAACTTGTATGTCAGGAGTATTTTTTTGTTCCGCCATAAGAGCCTCTTTTAATTTGGACTCCATTAATGAATGCCCGGAAAGCAAAGAGCAATCCGTTTCAAGTCCAATTCTTTGTCCCGCCACCTGTGGCAAGCTATTAGTCAAAAAAATTCCGCTTCCTAAAAAAGAGAGGAACCCACATTTGGATGATGCTAATAAAGCCATCAATATGTTTCGATGATTCTGCGCAATATTCAGCGGATCTTTATCTGAGTAATATGCTTGTATATGTTGGGTATTCTCTGCGTTAACTTCTTGATCTTGAAAAGTCTGATTATGAACTCCAGCGGCATTAAATGTATATGTATCTGCACCTGTTGCCGCGCCTCCAATAGTCGCTAATCCTCCACCTAAAGAATGCCCTGTAATTATGAGTTTTTTATTCTCTCCCTTTTCATTATCTTCTTCAATCTTTGAGCATATTGTGTTTGATAAAGATACTGCGTTAGCATATTGACCGTCTTCCTTATCATCCAATCCAAAAGCCTGCTTCCCATCTGTAACAGCATCCTTATGATTAAAATTCCCTTCATCATCTTTTAGCTCTGTTCCGGCAAAGGCTAAAATATAAATATCTCCATTTTTGAATAGCTTAGCCTTAAAGCCATTTTGATTATTGATTAGAACGGCTGCTATTTCATCACCAAATTCTTTTTCCAAATCTTTAATTTCAGTCCAGCCATTAGGGATTTCTGCATTGTCTTTATATCTTGGAGAGTCCTCATTATCTACATTATATGCACAATTAGACAAGGCGAGAGCATCCAAAACAATTTCAATTTGGGGTAAGATGATAGATACCATACCACCCAAAAGACAATTCAATTTTGCATCAGGCATCAATGCTTTTTGATTCTGTAGTAGAACAGTGTCTTTTACCATTGTCCACCTATTCGGTTTTGTCAGGCAGGCGCAGATACATGGCATCAACGATAGCAATTTACCGCTAATTGAACCAACGAGAGCCCCTGAGCCTATGGCAGCTACAATTCCACCAATGGCAGCACCTCCGGTGAGAATAGCTCCGGCTGCTATAACAGCTCCAACAAGAGCTCCAACGAGTGCCCCTGCTGTAACCATCTTCAAACAATAGAAATTCCCATCCATGCGGTCATTCATGGTTGCCACAAGTTTACCATGCGCATATATTGTACTTTGGCTGTTTACCTGTATGCGTTGCATACAAGTTCCCTCGGAACAAACCAGCCAATTCCCATCAATCAAAAATTTACGTGCCATATTTTTAGTTGATTATGAGATTAGTGAATGTGATTTTCTTTGTGTGTATCAAGTTTTCACAAGACTGCTCCTGCATCTGAACCTCTATATTCTGAAGAATACGGTCAGTATTGAATCCATAAACAGCCTCAATATTGAAATTATAATCAAAACGACATTGTGTCAAAGGTCTTATCTGTTTTTCATATTTTTCCATCATCGAGGCTCTATGTTGGACATAACCTTGCCCTTGCAGACATTGTTGCCCCCCATCTGATATGGCACACTTCATATCAACATCAATCATATACCCCTCGTTCAGCACGGATGGGAGTTCTACTTTAAATTTATCCTCTTTTCTAAATCGCATAAGAAAAATCAGATGCAATAGAGATTTTTTAATGGATTCAATGAAATTGTAGTAAGTGATACTCAGTTTCTCAATCATTTTTTTCCCCTGTTTTACATCTCCGTACTCAGAAACAAGCGCATCCTTTATTTCAGTCCACTTATCCTCAATCTCTTGATTGTTTACAACGGAAATAATCTTTCCCATTTTATCCAGATGAAGATGTATATGTTGTGATATGGGATTGAGTTGTTGTAACAATTTATATGTTGGATATACCTCCGGTGCATTACTCTGTGGATATTCAATAATATCAATTTCTATATTATGAATCAGACTCTTATCAATGTAACTGCATACTCGCCATTTTTGGCATGTCTTCTCATCATAAATACACTGATGATTTATTTCCATCATACTTGCTATCTCTATGAGATAGTCAAAATAGCTTTTATCGGTCATTGTGTATTTATAAGTTTAGTGAAACATGGATTCAGATATTTCTTTCATATCAGAGAGAAAAGGTAGAACCATACAATACCCTTTCTGATTAAAGCGGCGGTTATACTTTAATAACTTATACTTATGCCCATCGATTTCCAATATTAATCCAAATGCCATGGCTTGTTGATTTACGTTGAACTTTTAATTTTACACTCGCACATTGTCGTCTGTAAACTGGCATTAGAAAACATTTCCACTTATCCAAACATTATAGTAAGACATGTTTTCCAATCTTACCATGATGTTTTATTGTAGGAAGAGGAAGAGAAAATAAAACATCGGACTTGACTAATCGCAAAATTATAAGATTACTTTGTAAAAAGCAACTAAATACAGTAAGAAATTGTATATCTGGTTGCTATTTTTTTGCAAATAAAAAATAAAAGATTACCTTTGCATCAACAAATCCCGCTCGCTTCCCGTAAGATTAGCGTACCCAGCGGGACATTTTTATTTATGGGAGTTAGATATACACATCAAGCCATAACCACAGAGCGGCAAATTGATATTCTCAAAGAGAGAGGTTTGCTTATTGATGATGTTGAGCAAACTATTAAGGTGCTTGACACCATCAGTTATTTTCGCCTTGCAGGTTATTGGCGAAATTTTGAAGCTGACCACGCTACACATCGGTTTAGGGATGGCTGTCGCTTTGCTGACATTATAACCCTTTATTCCTTTGACAAACAGCTCCGGGCTTTACTCTTTACTGCCATCCAAACGATTGAAGTTGCAGTTCGTACAAAAATAATCAAGCACTTTGCACTTGAATTTGGCGCATTTTGGTTTATGGAAGAAAACCATGCCACCAATGAAACACGTTTCGCAGCCAATTTAGCTGTCATTCGTAAAGAAGTGGAACGCTCTCACGATGATTTTATTACCGAGCATTTCCGCAAATACAACGAACCTGATTTACCACCTGTATGGAAAACACTGGAGGTTATCTCAATGGGAACATTATCTAAGCTCTATTCTAATTTTTCGGATGCTACTGCAAAACATGCTGTAGCGAGAGAGTTTGGCTTAAATCATCATAAATTTTTGAGAAGCTGGTTAGAGTGCCTTGCCGTGCTTCGCAATTGTTGCGCCCACCATTCAAGACTATCCAACCGTGTTTTTCCTGTTAAACCCAAGATGCCGGAGCGTATGCCCAATACATGGATTGCCGATTTCTCATTCCGAGAACAAACGCTTTATCCACAATTATGCTGTGTTGTGTATTGGTTCAACTCTATTACTCCAGAAAATACATTCATTGCCGACTTCAAGCAACTTTTGATAAAACATCCATCTGTGCAAACTCGTTTGTTGGGCTTCCCTCGTAGTTGGGAACACGAACCTCTATGGAGGTAGTGAATATCTATCTCTACGAAGTAATCCCCAAAAGACTATAAACGATGAACAATATTGGATAAAATATTATAGTTTTGTATTGGCTTGGACAATGCCCCCAAAAAATAGAAGTGGATATGGGAAACAAATAGCATCGAGAAATGAACGCTTGTTTTGACACTCTAAACGAGTTAAGAATTAATAAAAGTGTTAAATCTTCACCCTTTAGAATGTACCCTTAAAGGTTACGACCATATTTCCGACTTATTATTTTCAAACTATTGAGTAATAACTAATTGCAAATACTGACTATGTTGAATATTACAGATCTCCATATTATGAAAACTATTCCACTTTTGTTAGCTGTAGCAGAAATGGTAATTATTTAGTAAAAGATATCACAACTGAATATACTTTAAAGAATCCGATGGCAGGAAAAGAAAAAATAGAAGCAATTGTCGGTTTAGATTTATTCTTCTGTAAAAATAGTAATAGCACTTCACCTAAATTAATGGAATTCACAATACAGAATGAAAATGAAGAAAAGAAAAATATTTTAGAATTATCCGAAATGCATGAAACTCCTATAAATACAGAAGGAGCCTATAATACCAAAGCTACAATTGCACATAAAAGTACGGTAGAAAAATACAAAATTCTCTTAGATAAATCTACGTATGTCAAATTACGATATATATCATATGCACCTATCTCAGACAAAAGTTACATTTCAATTCTGAGATACCCTACTAAGAATTATAAAATGGTTTTTCATAATCCCAAAAATGATTTATCATTTTCTGGAGATTTCATAGGTCCATTACTCACAGACGATCATATCATGGTAAATAAGAAAGAAGGATTGATTAATATTGATTGTACAACTTGGTGTCTACCTGGCGATGGAGTTACAGTTGCTATATTTGAAAAAGAAAACGCAGATTGTTAAATAGGCTTAACATAACAAATAAATGCAAGGTTTTATTTGTCAATTGAACTAAAACATTCCATATTTGTTGTGTGAATATAATGACTAAGCTATAAGATTATGACACGTAAAGAAGAAAAAGTATTTGGTTAAGACATGTTTTGTATTAACCTTTTTCCTATCTTAAAACGAATGTGTATAACTACACATTCGTTTTGTATTTACAAATATTGTAATTCTATCGTCAAGTTTTAAAATCGCCAAGTTCAAACTTTATGTTTCCCTAGAGCATGACTAGTCACTTACCACTGCCGCAAGTCATAACTCACCCCAGCCCCAACATAAAAACCTCCCGGATACCCATAACCGGCTTGTAACCCTAATCCCCACCGCTTTTTCTTCGGCTTGACAACCACCGGATGATAGATATCATTCGTCACCGTCTGATAAACCGTTCTCGGATACACAGTCATACTATCCAGCCGAGGGTCTACATATCCACTTACCACAGCACGATACGAACTATCTCTATATACTACTTGCTTACGATGAAGCAAGGTATCACCTATCCGTGTCGTATCATCCGGCACGAAACGCCAGAACACAGCCATAGGTGCAGAGATAAGCATCGTATCTACCTTGACAACCGTCTTTATCTTCGTTTCTACACGAACTTCAGCCGGAGACTGCTCATGCGGACGGAACCAAGCCGCCACACAAGCTATAAGCAGCAGTACAATTAATATCCACGGTAACTTTTTCATTCCTCGAACCTCAAATCGTTAATCCGATTCATCCACCCCCGTTTGAATTTATTGTTCGCCGGACGAGAACGGCATATATCCTCGATGAAGTCGAACCGTGCAATCTTAATCATGTCGAACAACTCATGCGGGTTCCTGGCATTCACCGCAGCGAGTGTCTTAGGACCTACTATTCCATCCACAGTAACACCAAGCAAGCGTTGAGGTATCTTGATGCCATGCGCACCGGATGCCCACACCCAATCAACCAATATATTAGCAACTGATTGCGATTTAATATCGTCAGCTTTCCATCTGTCCCAATAATGCGACTTGAGCACCCGGTTAACGACATCCTCACGGGTAAGCAGACGCAGGTCATCCACGTCTATATCACCGTCACCATCCTTGTCATAGCCGCATGACTTCCACGTACCGATAGTCACACCCATATTCGTAGCACCTCCAAGGTCTGCCGGGTCATTCACGAAACCGCCTTCCCATTTTAGGATAAACGGTGCAAGTTGATTCACATTCGCCATTTCAATTTTCCTCCTTATTCAATTAATACCCATTTTGCGGTTCTCTATCACTGCACTTCTTTCTCTCACACCGTTTCAGTGCCAGTTCCAGTTTCAGGTCAGAATTAGTCTCCTTCAGTGTAAACAATTCATCCTGCACCTTACGGAGCCGGTCAGTCTGCTCCACAAACCGCTGTTCCTTCTCCGAAAGCTGCTTCTGCAGGAACTCGTTGTACTCCCGTAAAGCCTTGAACTCCTCAACATCCGCATGGGCATCCTCAATACGCGCATTGGTCTTGCGCGACATCCACCACTTAACAAGCTGCTTGATGCCCTCGATGCCACCGAGTGCGGTCACCAACATAATCCAATCATTCATTTCCATTTCTCCCGGTTTAACAATCGATACAAATTATAAGCACCCCCACATAAGCACAAGCAAACGCTGCCATCTCCGCCCAGAACAGCCATTTCCGGTATCTCAACATGATAACAACGGCTATCGGGAAAGCAACCGCAGGCAAGTACCACATACCGGAGAGACAAACCCAAAGAATTGTAGCTAATCCGGCTATTACTGTCCCTGCATAATGTACTTTGCTCTGAAATTCCTCCTTGAACAGCGGGGCTGTCCCGACGAACATCAGCCCACCGCAAGCAAGAAATGCCAAACATTGCAGGTTCTCCGATGAGCATTCAATCCACACCGGCATAAGCAGCATGGCAGGAACGGCCATCGCCGCCTGAAACAGCCACGCCGAGCGGTTCCGTTTCTTCAGTTGATAATAGGTGTCAGAGAGCGACCAGGGCACTCCGCACACTCTCACCGCATACATTATGTACATAGTGAGCAAAAACAGCGACATAAAACATAAGTAAATCATAAGCTATCAATTTAAAGGTTGAACACTAATTTTTCAGGATAACCGGAAGTGTAATCATACGCTCCGACCTCCTCTTTCGTAGCAAGTCCCATAACCGCGGCCAGATGTTCCTGCGTGGCATTATAGCATTCCAGGGCATACAGTTCCAGTGCGGCCAGCATCTGCAAGGCAAGAGGAATGGGGATTACATACTTCACGGCATCATACCACAGCACGGTTGTCTCCTTACCCACAGCCTGCTCGATAGCAATTGAGTTTACCAGTCCTACCCGCGTATCCTTGTCAAGCCACATCCGCTTGCCGCCAAGCGTAAAGGAATTCACGACATCGGATCCATCGTAAACAGCAATTTCATTGACCTTCGCGCTCTTCACACCCTCCAAAGTCGGTTCATAGGGAGGGGTTAATTCACATTCGAGAATTTCCTTTGCAGACGCTGCCGGATGGGCTTCGTAAAATGCTTCCTGTTCCGCATTCAACGGTACCCAGGCTCCATCCAGGTAATCCTCATAGGTTGTACCCACTTCATAGTTTTCGTCCAGTTCAAAATCAAGACGGACAACTTTCTCCTCGGAATAAATATGTATATATTGCATTGTTGTTAAAGTCTATTTTTATTCATTATGATAAACCGGTAATTCGCTCTAATACCTAATGATGTAAGCGGTGCCGTATTTATTTCAGTAAATGAGCCCAGATAATCCGAAGATTTGAACATACGATACGGAGAAGAACTTTCCTGTGCTATCGCATACTTTCCGTCAGACGAAAGCCCCAAAGCAAAGCTATTGCCAATAACGGAATGCTTCAATGCCCAGGTTTTTCCGTAATCGGCGGATATACGTGCACCGGAATAAGAGTACCCTCCCTCTATAACCATATATTTCCCGTCATAGGATACAGCCAATGTACGGGCAGAGAAACTCGAATCGGTAATTTTAGTCCACGTCTTCCCATAATCCCCGGAATAATAGGCATAGTATAACTTTGATGAACTCTCCCTGTTGCAGCAACACAACATGTATTTGCCGTCACCGGAAATGGCAATCTTTGTGATAGGCCCCCTGAATATTTCACTGCTGAAAGTTTCTCCATAATCGGAAGATATAAACAGCTCATGGGTAGTATAATAGGGAGAATTTGACGCATATGCCACTACGTATCTGCCGGAATGGGACATTTCCACCCCCATGAGAGGCACGGTATTGTCTTTTAATCCATTAGAGACCCGCCATGTTTTCCCATAATCCCCGGAAAGCATCAAATCATATTTGTTATTGCTATTCTGACACACAATAGCGACCAGATTCCCCCTGCCGTTGCAGGCTATCGAGTACACGGAATAGCAATTATCAGGCTTGAAAGGTTCTGCCGTCTCCAGAAAATCCGTAGAACGCAATAATCCCACATTTGCCATATAGCACGAGCAATAGATATGCCTGCCGTCTCCGGACATGGCAATCCTCGTTCTATCGTTGCTGAAAAAGTATTCGTTTACATTAGGAAGGTCGGAAGGTTGTCTTCTGGTCCATGTCATTCCACAATCCTTGGAAATATCTATTAAGGCTCTACTGTCGGAGAATGCAATCACATACTGACCGTCCTTTATATTATTGCTTCGTCTTTTTAATACACTCATAAACCTTAGTCCCTTGTTTTTACGGATATTGAATAGGCGCCAGCGGCATAGCACCAGATACTAATCTCAAAGATATCTCCAGCGGAAACACTGATTGAAGTACCGGACATCGAAGTGAACGCGCCGGTATTGGGTATCGGCTGTGTGAATGCCGCCGATGCGACGCAGCGGATATACAAGTCATTGCCCACTGACATTCCGGAAGCAAGGCTGATGTTCGTGGCAGAACCCAACCTTGCAGTGATACTTCTCTTGGAAATTGGCAGGGAGGCCAGTGTCGTGACCGTATTCGCACCGGTGACTGTCGGGTCACCGACACCTTGCGGCCCTTGTGGTCCTTGCGCACCAGTCGCCCCTTTAGGTCCAGTAGCTCCGGTAGCACCCGTAGCGCCTTTTGCTCCGATAGCACCCTTCAGGTTCTTGAAAGCAAAGGAAAAGGTTCTGGCCAATGCGGTACCACCGAGAGAAACGGTCACGGAGGGCGTACCGATGTTGGCGTCAACCGTAGCAGTAGCACCGGTAATACTGGCACTTGCACCTGCTGCACCAGTAGCACCGGTAGCGCCTTTTGCACCAGCAGGACCGGTAGCACCAGTATCACCTTTTACTCCTTGCGGTCCTGTGGCACCGGTATCACCTTTTACTCCTTGCGGTCCTGTGGCACCGGTATCACCTTTCATGCCCTGTGGACCTTGTACGCCTTGAGGACCTTGCGCTCCCGTATCCCCCTTCTCGCCTTTATCGCCCTTTGGACCTTGCAATTGTCCTTGACTTTGCCAATCACCGTTATACCAGGCATAATATGTATAAGGCAATGCAGTTCCAACGGAATAGAAACCAGTGATGTTTGCCCCGTCAGGTACAGCAGTCTTTAAGGCATCAAGCGTATCGTAACGTCCAAGAAGGGTGAATGTATCTCCCGGCTTGCCTTTCACATAGATATCCGTCTTAACGTATTCTTTAGCGCTCTTATCCCATTGGTATACATAGTGGTCTGCACCGATGTAGGTAGGATGTTCTGCCGTATCAGTAGCATTCGCAGTAGCCGTCTCCGATTCCTGCTTGAGGGCAGCAAATTCAGTGACACGGGTACTTTCAGCATTTACGCGTCCGGTTTCGGCTGTTTGGCGGTTAGTTTCCGCACTATTACGTGTATCCTCAGCAGTGCTTCGGGCATTCTCAGCAGTAACGCGCTTACCTTCTGCTGTAGCACGACTGGTTTCAGCATTGACACGACCCGTTTCGGCTGTCTGTCGGGTTGACTCTGCGTTGGCCCGCACTGTCTCAGCATTTTTACGTTCCTCCTCGGCGCTGACACGTTTACCTTCGGCAGTAACACGGCCGGTTTCGGCAGTTGCCCGTCCGGTCTCAGACGTCTGTCGGACCGCTTCAGCTTTGCCTCGCTCTGTCTCTGCCGTTTTCCTGAGACCTTCGGCTGTCACACGTTCCTTTTCGGCATTGATACGCGTAGTTTCAGCAGATGCGCGGGTACTTTCAGATGAAGCACGCTTTGTCTCAGCCGTTTCACGGGATTTCTCAGCTTCCTTGCGTGCGTTCTCCACTATGACACGCTCCGCTTCGGCTTTGCGCACTTCCTCAGCAGCTTCCTCAGCAGGGGCAGACAGCAACTCAAGCGGTGCCTCGACCACCGATTCTTCCATACCGGCAAGACGGAGGGCGGGCAGGCTCACGATATCGGCCAGCGAATCGACAATCTCCACATCGCCCACACCTTGGGAGCCGACAAGAAGGGCTTTCTTCACCTCCTCTACAAGCTGGTTGAACTGATTTGATTCCAATACCATAATTTTCAGAATTGATTTAAGATGGCTGGATGACGTTCAGTTGGTTAATTACCGCACGTTTCACGGCAGCTATGAGCCGCGAGTTCTTCACCACAAGTTCAAGAGCCTTGCAATACTGTTCCGGGATTTCCACCGCATCTTTCGAGTAGTAGATTTCCCGTACCAGGTCTTCAAAGCCTATATCCAGAAGGATACTTCCGTTGTACATCATTTCATTGCCGACCGTTTCGGCTACGTCGAAGGTCTGCTTGGCGCCTTCGAATGAGGTCTGGGCCTCGATTTTCTTAAAGTTGATTTTCATACTTTTTATTTTAATTATTCTATATACTCATCCATGACAGATACCAATTCCCCAAAACCCGTTTTATCACATGCCATTCACGCCCGTTGATATTCGTCCTGGAAGAGTTCGCGAACGTACCGGAAGGAAAACTGATGGTATTCCCGTTCGGCATTATCCATATCTCATGCCCGTCAGAAGAGGACGGAAGGGATATAGTACAGTTGCCGTAAAAAAGCAGTGTGTGGTCGGTCGCCTTAATGCTGTACCTTGTAACCGAAGAGAGTATCACGTCAGTATTCCGGTATACACCTTGCGTCTTCAGCGGCCCGGCAATTTCCAGAGTCCCGGAGGACGGAGCATACATCTTCCCCACTATCACATCACCACCGAAATAGCTCTCGCCGGAAGATACGTGTATGGCCCTATTGCGCCCCGGAATGGTTGCAGAGATGGTTACCACCCCTTTGACTGTGCCCGCTTCCATAGTCTGGTAGGGCCTTATCAGGATGCTATTGGCTCCTCCGTCCGACGCTATCGCATGCAGATAGTAGCTCTTGCTGAGTTCGAATTGCGTAGTGCTATCTGTAAGGTCGGTCACGAACGCTCTCGAGTTGGTGGATATACCGTTACCATGCAGATACAGATAGTCACCTATCCGGCCGCTGGAGGCGTTTATCTTTCCGTTTACGGTGATGCCGTTCAATATGGCGTTGGCACCGGAAATATTTCCTTTCAACGTAAGATTATTGGCTGTGATATCGTTAAGCGTGGCATTGGCACCGGATATGGTACCTTTCAGGGTAAGGTTGTTCGCGGTGATATCGTTCAAGACAGCATCCCTGCCCGTTATACTCCCTTTCAAGGTAAGATTATTGGCGGTGATATCATTCAGTGTAGCCCCCACCCCGGTAATGTTGCCCTTCAACGTAAGGTTATTGGCAGTAATGTCGTTCAGGATGGCGTCAATACCTGAGATATTGCCTTTTAATGTCAGATTATTAGCTGTAATGCCGTTCAGCGTAGCATCCGTGCCCGTTATGCTGCCCTTTAGAGTCAGGTTGTTTGCCGTGATGTCGTTCATCGTCACACGCCCGTTTGTATCGACCACGAAACTGCCGTTGATGATGGTCTTTCCCGTAAAGTTTATCCGGTCAGCCTCGATTGTAGCATTGGATATCAGCCTGCCCGCTTCGCCTTCGGTGATGAACGCGCTGATTTGAGCACGCCTGACGATATCACCGTTGGGGTCGACCTTTTCCGCAAACATGGTGGCGATATTGCTCTCCGTCACTAAACCGGCTTTGTCGATATTGGTAATGTTACCTTTGGAATCGAAGGTTATCTTCTGCACGAACTGGTCTATACGGCTGGCCGTCTGGCTGATGGCTGAGGTATGCTGTTCCACGGTACCCTTCAGGCTGTTTGTGGCGGTCACCATACTTTCTATCTTCTCGGCAGTCACATGAAAGCTGCCTGCATGGGCGAACAGCTTGCCGTCCAGGTCAGAGACGGACGCACTGAAGTCTGCACGAAGACCGCGGGCCGATATGTCAATAGCAGACTTATATGCTTCGGTGATTCCAGTCTCAAGGCCTACAAGACCGGACGTGAATTCAGCTTTCAGACCACGGGCGGAGATGTCGATAGCAGAGGTGTATTCTTGCGTTATACGACTCTCAGTATTCGTCAGGTCCTCCGTGAACTTCGCTTCAAGGTTGCGCGCGGTAAGCAGGAATTCACTGTGATACTCTTCAAGCTTGCCTGCCGTGCTTCTGATTTCGTCAAGGTTCGCCTGAATCTTCTTGTCTGTAAGTTCAAAACGCATATTGAATTCCTCGCGCAAGTCAGCAAGAGCATCATCGGTTAGCGTAAGTGCATACAAGTACATGTCACCGGTAAAAGACATGTGGAAATCACCGGTTCCGTTCCACTTACCGGTTATCTCCATCTGCTTGAATTCAGTACTGGGATATAGGTCCTTAGAAAAGGAAATCGGGGTGTATTCCTCAAAACCTTCTTTGTTCTCGTTCTTGAAATGGAAGGCAAGAGTGCCGGGGCGCTTCACCAGATACTTGAAAGAGATAGTGAACTGCCGGGGGCGCTTGAGTTCGTCGAAGGTCTCAAAATCCGGATGGCGGTAAAAGTCTGAGTTGACCTGCTCGATATAGCTGTTCTTAAGGCGTAGCACATTCTTTGCGCGTTCGCTTACTATATCGGCGAAAGATTCCTTGTTCGCATAGAAGTTACTGTTGAAGTACAGCAGCCGACCGTCAACTCGGAAGATGCGTATGTTGCTGCTACCGGTCCAGTACTGCATGTCAGCGGCAAAAGACGCATTGTTAAGGTAATTGTTCAGGGCATTGATTTCATCACGCACGGATGAGATTTCAGACTTGATAAGTCCTTCAATGACAGTGAACATTGTCAGGATGTCCTCACCGGCCATCGTAAGGAATCGCCCTTTGATTTCTACGCCACCTTCCGGTGTGTACTTGATGTAAGTGCTCTCATCACGGGCGCCGATATAGGAAGTACCGTACACTTTCATGTAGGCATGCCCGGTGGATTTGTCAACACCGAAGGAGATTACATCTTTCCCCGTTAGGTTGAAGTCGTCAATGCCGGTGTAGAAAGTTATAGACGGGGATGTCTCGTTGGTAGACGATAGCACGATTGCGCTTTGAAGGTCTACATCTGTACGGTGGCCCAATCCTATAATGTCATCGCCCGCTTGGGGAACATCGCTGTCCTCACCGCAAATGGTCTTGGACAAGTCGATGTAGTCACGTCCCACGGCCACGACCTCACGCCAATAGTAGCGGTTGGAGGCATTAAGAGTGGTTCCTTCGACGATGTTGCACTCCTTTGCCTGCGCCAGCGAGCCTACACTGAACTCGTTGGCTATCGCCTCACCGTCCTGCTCGGCAAGGAAACTGCAGCGGTAGACGTCTTCCAGTTCCTCCACGCGGATGCACTTCATACCGGCATGGGTGATTATTTGTTCACCGCCTACATGGGTAGCTCTCTTGACTTGCAATTCATCAAAGACGGCCTTTATCTTCACATATAGACGGTCAACGACAGCCTGCGAGGTGCCGTCCTTGCGTACCGTGATACCGCTGCCGTTCTTGCCTATCAGCAATCCCTTCAAAAAGTTTATGATTTCTTCCGCTACGTCGCTTGCGTCCTTGCGGAGGAACATTCTCAAGGTACGCAAGGCTGAGAACACATTGAAGTTGCTTGCGGCCGTAGCGTCGTTGGTCTTGATGACATAGATGTTGCTGCCGCCGGTACCGGTGAAGGTCTGACCTTTGAAAGTCAACTCCTCGACCTTACCTTCTATGTCGGAAATGCGGGAATAGGCGGTGCTCTCGCCGATAGTGTACTGTGGGGAGTCGTAAGGCAAGTCCAGCTTGATTTCAAAGCCGATGACACGGGACAAGCGCCCACCATTGCAATAGGTGGGATTGACAAGGTTGATGCGCTGGCCGATGTCAAAGCTGTGATTGATTGGGTCTTTGTGCACCCAAACAGAGTTCAGCGTAGCCGTATAGGTACCGTCGTCGATGCAGGCCTTTGCCACGTACTTCCTGGCGGTGGCAAGCAATTCCTGCTCGGCAATAGCAACCAACCCAAGTTCGGTTATCTTCCCGGCATTCCAGCCGTACAGCACATATCTGTCACCTTTTGCCGGAAACAGCACTTCATCCGGCAGGGGTCTGCCGTAGTCCTCGTTACGGATAATCTCCCAAAGCTGGGCGTCAGGATTCCATGTGCCGTCGTCGTTCTTCTCGGTCAGGCCAAGAGGGTTGAAGGCAGCACCGAACTCCATGCCGTTGAGCTTGCCGGATTCGAACCTGATTTTGAGTTCCTGTCCTTCAAGGATGTATTTCTTCGAGAAGTTGATGCCTGAATCCTTGAACCGGTAGAAGGTAGCTTTTGTCTTTGTACCATCTTCATTATCTACCTCGCTCTCATAAAAGCTTACACCGGTGATTTCACCTACTCTTTTGGGGCAGATGTCATCAAATACAACAACGGCTTCGACAGCTTCCAAATCGGTCAAGCCCTCGTGGGCATCCACGTATGGAGTGCCTGCCGGAAGCATAAGGCGCTTCTGGACGATACCGTTGACAACAGTGGTCTGGTCTACCGGGCGATAGTTGGTAGGGATGTTTCTTGTTGAACCGAACGCATAGATTCTTGTGGCATAAGTACCCTTGCTGTCACTCCGGCTCATGTCCTTGGCTTCCTTATCCAGTTCTATCTTAACAGCGTCGGAGAACTCACAGCGTCCGAAGTTGATGACATGGTCCGTTACCCAACAATCACAACCCCAGTTATCAGCCATGCTGAACATAGCATCAATGAGGTTGGTATTGTCATAGGTCATCAATTTGGAGGAGTTCTCGACACTATCGTCAATGGAAAACACGAAGTCTTTTCCCTCATATTTATAACCAAGAGCTTTCAAATTGCGAAGGAATACACCCATCTGGACATCCAGTGAAGCGGTAAGGGACCAGGACGCTTCCAGTCCTCCGTACTCCGGGGTGTACTTGAATATCTTTGTTTTCCACTTGAAATAGTAAGCGTCAAAACGAAGTTCATAGGAGTAGCCTCCGTTCTTGTAGGTCGGATAGGGAATATCTACAATCTGATAGATTTTTGCCAATTTACCGCCCATGGAGGCATCGAGTACCCCACGCAAGTCAACGTAATCACCTACTTGGAAATCGACTGGGGACAGAGTATTAAAAGGTAGTACGACATAGTCCTCTTTCATTAAAGAGAACTTGCCTTTTGCACCGGGATTGATACCAGTTGAAAAGCGGGTATTGCCTTGTATGTCCTTAATATCTATCATGTAAACAAAGGTCGGACATAAAAAAAAGAAGCCCTAAAAATTAGAGCTTCCATACACGACAATGAATTTAATGTCGTAAATTTCTAGCCTACAACACGGTTAGATGGATTGTACTCACAGAATTTGGCTGATATTTTCCCAAATGTCCGGTCTAAGCTTTGGGCATAAGAAACGCTCTTTCCTAAATATAGCAAATGATAAATATCACTACTGTTCTCAGGAATCTGAATATCAATTTTACCTTTGTAAAGTTCTTCATAAAAAGCTGTTTTCTTTGCCTGATAATCGGCAGGAGAATCACCTTCTACTGTAAAAACAAGAGTTAACTCACGCTCATCAAGCTTGGGGTTATCCATAAGAACTTGTTTCCCATGTTCCAAGCGTGATTTATTCTCTATAAACTCTTTCAGAGGTACCGGTGCTCCCAGTACATCAAGAAAGTTATCTCCCATTCTAACACCCCACTCTTTTAGGGCTTCTCTTCCGTTTATTATTAATTCTGCCATAACTATTATAGATTCTTTATATCCTGCTTGATATCATTTGTATTATCGAGTATTCGCGGACTATTTTTGGCAAGAATAACAGAGTTTTCAAGTATATCTCTACGGTCCATGTTACCTTCTACTTGGAATGTTCTCATTTCATCTACGATTCTTTCCATATTGGAGACTTTATCGGTCAATGCCTTTATGTCCTCTGTCGGGAAAACAACATGTACCTGCGACTGATAGCCGCTCGCTATTGTCTCTTTGGCTCTATCTGCGAAATTAGGAGTTCCAGATAACAAAGCTGGGACATCCCCGCTTCTAAGATTGAGCAATGAAAGTTTGCCATTGATGGATGAAAGTAAACCGGTCTGTTGAATGGACTGGTTCTTTATTTCTTCCCCGGCAACCTGCAAAGCTGTAAAACGTCCGTTAAGTTCTTCGCCGGTATCTTGTGACATGGCTTCAAAACCCTTACTACTCGCCTGCTGTGAAAACATGGTTCCAAAGAACTGGTTGATGGCATCAACTTCTTTCTTCATGTCGTCAACCATCGTCTGTTTCATGGAGTCGAGGAGCTGCTTTTCTTCGGAAGTCAAGTCGTCATCTCCCATGGCCTTTTTCCACTCATTGTACCACTTCTGCATCTGCGGTTTGAAGTTCTCCACATACATGGCCTTAATCAAAGCCTTGCGCATGTATTCGCTCATGTCATCGGAAATATCCTCCGCTGTGGCCTCTATATCGCACAAGGAATTCAGAATACCATCAGAGAACGACTCCCATTCCTGCTCAGCTTCATTACGGGCGTTCTCCGCTTCCTGGGCGGCTTCTTCCGCACGGTTGATGGCTCCCGTATCAAGAGTGGGGAAAAGCTTGTTAGCCGCATCCACAATGTCGACACCGGCTTTCTGAATTTCGGCTATCATCTCGTCCAGAGTCTTGCGCTCGGCCGTATCAATGGCACCGTCTTTCATAAATTCGGTATATTTGTCATACCAGGCCTGAATCTGAGGCTGGAGCTGGGCAGTAAACATGGAATCCACCAAGGCATTGCGCATATATTGATAGATATTGTCGGCTATGTCCTCGGCGGTAGCTTCTGCGTCATAGAGCACACTCTTGATACTGTCGGAGAAAGAGTTGAACGCTTTCCTTACCTCCTCTCCAGAGTCTTTCCACGCGTCACTGATTTCCCCGGCAGCATCGACGACCTCCTTGCTCAACCCGTCAATGTCATTCTTGATGTTTGTACGCTCTTCATCGGTTACAAGTCCATCCTCTGAGTATTCCTTCCATTTTTCCCAGATGGCCTTGATACGCGGTTCGTACTGTTCAAGGTACATTGCCTCAATAAGCTCTTTCCGCATGGAATCGGAGATATTCTTGGCAACAGTCTCAGCAGTAACTTCCGTATCATACAAGGAACTTAATATCCCATCGGAGAATGATTTGAATTCCTCCTCAAGTTCTTTCTTTAGGTTGCTCTCAGTAATGCCAAGAGTATCACTCAGAATATCCTTAGCGGCCGTAATGTCGTTAGCCAACTTCTCCGCTTCGTTTCTTAACGCATCCTTTTCAGCGCCGGTTATGTCACCGTCAGACATGGCTTCCTGAACCTTCTTGTATAACTCCTCTATCTGCGGTTGGAAGCTATCAGTGAACATCTTATCAACCATCTGCTGACGGATGTACTCAAAGATGTTGTCTGTCACATCCTCGGCAGTGGCTTCGACAGAGGACATGGCAGACTTGACGCTATCAACAAACGACTGCAAGTCTTCGGCGTTCTTCAGCTTGTCAGCAAACAAACTATTAACGTCCTCTACGCCCTTCATCATCTGCTCAATGTATTGGTCAATCTGAGAGCCGAGTTGTGCCATGTCACTCTCGGACAATCCGTCTTTGGAAAGCCCTTCAAAGGTCTTGTACAACTCTTCCATCTTGCTCTTGTACTCCTTTTCATACAGAGCGTTAATCATTGCCTGACGGAAGTAATCATAGATATTATCAGAAACATCCTTGGCCGTCACATCAAGGGAAGTAAGAGAACTCTGCATACTACCGATGAAATCCTCATAGTTATCCGTGCTACTGTCGGTATCCTCTTTGGTCCATCCGAAAATTTCCGCAAGCTTGTCACGTTCGGCAAGTGCGGAACCGGCAATTGCGTCATACTGCTTCCGAAGAGCCTCCATCTCCTCCTTCGTAATGCCTCTTTGGTCTTTATTGGCCTGGGCAAAGGCATCGTACCACGTTTGAAGGTCCTCGGTAAATTTGTTGCCTACCATTGTGGTAAGCACGGCACGCTGCATATATCCGCTGAAACTGTCAGAAAAGTCTTTCGCGGAACTGCCCATATCCATGAGGGTATCCACAAAACTGTCGAAAACGCTATCGAACGTTGTCTGTGTCAGTTGTTCACTAATCTGGTTCTGAATATCCTCAATCCTTTCCTCTCCATCTATAATGCCGTTCAAATATTCTTGCACGTCACCGTCCATCTTCGCCCAGAAGGCAGGAGCTTCGGATTTAAGTTTCTCCAATTGCTCAACAGTGAGGTCAAACAGTCCGGTCATTCTTCCGGTCCCGATAAACTCTTTGGCGGCATTGACTGACATGTCGAGTGCGTCGGCAATGTCCTGCCAGTCGCTTGACGAGGTGTTCTTTGCCATCCGCTTGCCAATGGAATGGGAACCTGCGGATGCACCGGAATTAAGACGTTCTTTTCCCAGTAGGCGATATGCCTCAATTTGCTTTTCAACAAGGCCAAGCGCCTCTTCTCCGACCTTGTCTGCCTCCATGCCGTAGGAAATGCTGATGTATTCCTGCTTCTTGTCTATCAGCTCATCCCATATCTCATTGAGCCTGGTGTACTCCTCAACCATCTCGTTATAGTGGGAATAATCGGCACCGAACATCCCGTCCAATGCGGACACTACAGAGGAAATTCCAGAAACCGCACTCATTGCGCCTCCGACAATATCACCCGACATGATTTGCCCGACCCCGGATGCCGTTTGTCCTAAGCCGCCAAGCGCATCAATGGCACTTGTTATCTTACTGTCGTCAAATCCGAATATGTCGGCGATACTTGAGCCAAACTCATTCAATGCAGGGGCAAAAGACGTCACAGTATTTCCTATATCGGTGATTCCTTGACCGATTTTCTTGGAATCGTTGCCACCCTTTTTTATGGCTTCTATCCCTTTCTCCAAGTCAGAGACGAAAGCCTGCCACGGTGATTTGCCTTTAAGTTCATCCTTTAACCCTTTGATTGCGTCTGTAACATCCTTGATGGATATTTCCCCTTTTTCTATCCCTTCAATGTCTTTATCGGTAAAGCCCATTCCTTTCAAATCAGCAATAGAAATGTCTTTATCAGTACCGGACATGTACTTGACAAGGGTTTCGTATTTGTCAATGATGGACTGAATAGCGGAAACGGACTTATTGCTGGCATCTTCAAAGAGGTCTGCCATCGCCTTTGTGGAGTGACCGAACTGTTCATCAAGCTGTTCAAGAGCCTTGTTCTTTTGGGCTACCTTGGAAGCGTACTCCGGGCTGTCGGTTTGCAGTTTGGCTATCTCGTCATTGTACTTCTGAATAAGATTTTTGCGCTTTTCCTGGTAGTTGCCGAACTCAATGAAATACTCCTGCCATGCTTTTTTGTCGGCTTCAAGTTTGGCTTTACTTGTTGAATCAATATCGCTTTCTCTTTTTTTAGCGGCATTAGAAGCCCATGTGCCAAGTTTCTCCTCTTGTTTATCTGTCAGTTTTCCACCTTGCTCCGTTTCCCAATCCTTGCGCTGTTTTTTAATAGCATCCAGTTCTTTTCGATAGTCCAAGTCAATCTGAGCCAGCTTCTTTTCAGTACCATCCTCCATGAGGTTGATTTCATCCTGCTGGTTTTTCCGACGAATGGAAAGGAGTTGTTCGGCAAGCAGTTCTTGCTGTTTGAGTTGCTTGGCGGCTTCTTTCTTGGCTTGATTTTCCTGCTTAGTCAACGAGCTTCCAGTAATTCCTCCTAAGTCTTTATATTTCTTTTCGGCAGCTTCCATCTTGCCTTTGGCATCTTTCACCTGCTCCGATGTAGCTTCTTGGTCTTTAAGTAATACTTCATAACCTTTCTTTGCCTTTTCCCAATCGGCTTTAGCTGCTGCAAGGTCTTGTTGGTAAGTAGTCTTATTCTTTTCGGTTTCAATACGGGTTTGTTTTGTTGATTTAGCCGTATCTATAAGATTTTTAATGTCTTTTACCTCATAAATTGCTTCATCAGACAAAGAACCTTCCACGTCAATTGGAAGTTTCATCTTTACTTTTCCATTCCCATCTTTTCCTTTGATTCGTTTTTCAAGTTCAGAAATATATTCGTCAAACTTGCTAATATCAACATCTTTCAAGCTTGATATGAATTGCTCTGATATACCCTTTCCTCTCTCAACAAGAAATTCGTCTCTGTAAAAACGAAGTTCCTTTAGTTTGCTAATTTCCTGCTGGGTTAGTTTCCCACCATTAATTTGTTTTGCGGAAAGTGTGTTTTCATAATCAGAAACCGCTTTATTAGCTGCTTCAAAATCTTTTGCAACTCTTTCTCCGGCTCGTTTTGAATCTTCCTCGGCAATCTGCCTTTTAAGTTCAAGAATATCCGCTAACTTGATGCTCTCTATGTCGTACTGGGAGAATATCTTCGGGTATTCCTTGCGTAATTCTGCCAAACTTTGCCCACGTTGCAAATCAGCCAAAGCAATATCACGAGAGCTTTGAATAAGACCCTCTATTTTTTGTTTACGTTCTTTCTCTTGTTTTGCCGACTCTTCTTGTTTCTTGTTGAAACGCTCTTGTGCCTTTTCAGCAATGGATGTATTATCTGCCAATGTCCACATAGCAATCCCAAGAGAAACTATGGCAGTTCCAGCTAATACATAAGGATTCATTGCGAGAACTTTGTTATATGTAGCTTGAGCAACAGTAGCAGCTTTGGTTGCTGCAACCTTTCCCCATATAGCCTTTGTAAATCCTTGCTCAACAATGGAGTTCACCAATAGCCCAGTTCTATAAACACCATATATTGAAACGAGAGCCAATACACTTTGCCCTATAACTTCGTAGTTCTTAACTACAGTATCAGCAACAGATATACTTCCTGAAATCAAATTTTGATTAGTAAGTCCTATCTCAGCCAAAGCAGTAGTTATTGTATCTTCAAAGTTTGACATTTGTCCCTCAATAGTCTTTGCAATAGCTTCCGTAGAGCCTTCAACGCCTTTCATTGAGCCAAATTGTTCAACGGCTTTCATTACAGATTCAACTGTTCGGTCACATTCAACTGTCATATCACGGAACGAAAGCTTAACTTTATTCCCTTCTGTTTGAACACGAACACCGAACTCTTTCCAACGCTCTGGATTATTTATATCAAGTATCGCCTCTGTTAGCTGGTCGAAAGGTTTTGCTACTGTATTGGTAAAATCTCCCATTTTTTTCATGGCATCCATCGAAGGAGTGATACCACGATTGACGAATTTTATAAAATCATCCGTCAGTTCATCAAGTTGGAAGTTTGTTTTTGCGGCAAAGCTATTTATGTCAGATAGATATGCTTTTGCTTTTTCGGAACTACCATTCAGAGCATTAGTTAATACAGATTCATACTTTTGAAACATTCCAGCTGTTGATACTACATTTGAAGCAACTTGTTTCAACATTGCGATTCCACCAATAGCAGCAAGTGTCTTCTTGAATGAGACTCCTACACCTTCATTAACGGTAACAACAGCCTTGCTTTCATCCTTGAACAAAGCGTATTCATCCTTTAGAGCTTTGGTAGATAATCTTGCAAGAGCTTGTTGTGATTGTAATTCACCAAGAGCATACTTTTGTTCTCCTAATGCTGCCTTTGCACGGTTTAATTCATCTGATAAAGATTGTCTTTTAGGGTCGTACTTTCCTAATTTCTTATATTGTTCTGTAAGCATTGAAACATCATTCTGTGTCTCACGTATGATGTCTTTTTGTTTAATGATCTCTTCGGATAAGGAATTGACAGCTTTTTCGCCATCGTATATACCTTTTTTGAATCCCGTTTCCATCTCTGCTCCAGCTTTAGCGGCATTAGTTACCAACTCATCCAACCTTTGATTAGATGCAGCAAGTTGAACATTTAAAGCCTTGAAAGCAGCAGGAGACTGCGTGCCATCCATGCTCATTAACTCCTGCTTTAATTTTGCAATTTCATTACGAAGTCTTACAACTTCTTCCCAGTCACTACCTACCTTAAAATATAATTTCGCCATATCTATTTCTTTTTCCTACGATTAGCCAATTCCTTACCACTGATTCTATTCACTTTTTGACCACCATATACTGCGTGTAATTTATCCCGTTGCATCATCAGCAAATTCCGATAAGGGATAACCTCAAACACTTCTGTATAACTCAGATGAAGCGTGTCAATCAAATGGGCTATCTGCCCGAAGAACGTTGCGTTTCCTACTGTTTCGGTCTTGCTGCCAGCATCGACACGTTCCTCATCGAGCTGACACACTGAAAAGCCGAAATATCCATCATAGAGAAACAGACTTCCAAGGCATCTTTGACTTCTTCAAAAGTGCCGTTCTCCAATTCTTTGACCAAACTATCATTCCCGCAGATGAAGCATGAAATACCTTTCAGCATATCTTCAGTAGCTTTAGGAAGCTCTTTAATAGCCTCCATGATATTATCTCCTCGCAGGGCGATATTGGAAAAATGATGAATGGCACGACAGATAACTTTAATTGTAGGCGGTTTGATGGTATAAACGATTCCACCTATCCCTACATTTTTAAAATCCAGCCCTAATAGGGCATCAGAAACCGTTTTTGCTGCTTGATTATTCATAACATTAAATTAAAAAGGCGGTGAGCAACCACCCACCGCCATCTGAAAACAATCCTTTTACTGAAAAATTATCAACCTTCCGGCACTACAACTTCCGATTCGTCAAACCACTTTTCGGAAGCCAATCCATCTACACCTGTGGAAAGGGGAACGGCCGAAACAGCCAATCCGACAGCCTTATCGGTATTAGAGCCACGGGCATTGATAGCCGCTTTCGGAAACACAACATAAACTCCGTCTTTGGTTTTACCAATCACACATTTATGAATAGGCTTATACTTGCCTCTTTCCCAATTCTTTTCTGTGGCTTTACCACCTTGTAAATCAGCCTTTGTAGCATAATCATACTCACCAATGGTGAAGTTGATTTTCACCTCACCCGGTTCAGACGTTTCCCGGTAGTACTCACCAGTCAAAGCGTTTTTGTAACGAGTTACACTTGCCTCTGCTTCTTCGTATTGATACGTGTCACCATGCACATTCTTGACCCGCTTCGTTGCTGCGTTTTTCAAGATGGTGGCTACTTCTGCGCCTGTTAATCCGGCAGCTGGAGTAGTAACCGTTTTAATCGGTTCTGCATAATACAGTTCGTCAATTTCTACTGCTGTAATCATATCATTTTACATTTAATACATTAAACAAAATTCTCACATTCACATAATGACACTTCAAAGCTGTGTCCGCTTCTGTACCGATAGAATCAATAGAGTAACGATATGTCATACCATCATAGGTGCTTACTACATCATCAAACAGCTTGCCAGCCTTTCTTTCAAGTTCGTTAAGCCGGATTGTGTTCGCTTCATTCTCGCTTAAATTGGGTACACATAGATTCACTTCTGCGAAAGATTTCTTCCAATAAGTTCCCGTCTGTTGTTTCTTCGTGTGGATGACAATCCTTTCGGACTTCAATTCACCCGTCAGCGTTTCTCCTGCTGGTACTATGTCTATTCCGAAAATCTTGCAGTCCCGGTAGAGGATGTTTCCTATGTCGGTGGTTACTATCATCGTTCAAATCTATCTTTCAATCTTTTTTCTGTCCTTATCGCTGCACTTCCTGCAACTTCAAATCCTTTGGATTCCACGAATGAAGCATAATCAGCTTCGTTTTTCAGAATTAAGCCATCTTCATTAACCTCATAATCATTCGATTCTCTCAAATGTTTTGTGTGGTCTTGATAGTTTCCGGTAGCTTTTGCATCTTCAACAAATGCCTCTCCCTCTTCTTTCATGCCAGCAACGACTTCGCTTGTTCCGTCCTCAAAGAACTGGTCAACATCCGAAAAGTCTGCATCTATTCCAACCATATTACTCTATAGGAAAAATAGTTTGTTTCCAAAGGGCTTTTAGCAACTCCTTCACCTCTTATGCTTCCATCGGCATTCAAACAACGAACCTCTGCACCTGCTTCAACCTTTGACGGCTTGTCAAAGACTACCTTGTACTTGAAATCATACAAAGCACCATTGATAGATACTTTCTTTTCCGCACTCACATCATCACAACGGCATCTGCATATATCCTGCCAGCTCTCACCACCTGTGCCGGGAATAGGTCTGCCGAACTCATCCTTATCCATCGGGGTGATAACCTTAACCTGCAATATGTGGGGAGCGAATATCATAAGAAAGTCACTTTAGGTTTGTTACTCAGTTCGTCTTTCAAACCGTACTGTTTGCACAGCCATGAGTACAATTTCATTAGGCTATCAACATAATTAGACCAAGACACAGAAAATCCGCTTTCGCTGACCGAAGATGGATTTTGTATCATCCACGGAATTTGCTTTGCACAAGCGACCTCTAATCTTGCCCGATTTTCCTCGGCAAAAGGTTCTTCACCATCCAATCCCGTTCTTGAAAGTATATTTTCAACTACAAGATTAGACGGGGTGTTCTTATCAAATACGCTTAATACAAACTCCTTGTTACTCATGGCTGATATCATTCAATATGGTGTAATCAGTTTACTATATGCGGTATAGCTATAATGCGTACAATGTTTAGATTTATAGATGTATCTGAACGGACATTTGGGAACATTAATTCGTACCCCTTGAATAGCCATTCCCTCTTTTATCGAACACATCATAGCCGGGTTATTTGCAACCAAAAACATGGGATGCGTCATGGTCAGTACAACACAATCAGCCGGAACCGTTTCCAAAGTGATAAACTGAATATCCGGCAGACCAACATCAACCGATGGATTCACGTATTCACACTTAGGAGATTCCACACTTGATGCCTGCACGCTCAACGAAACCAAAGACATCATTAAAAAACCACACATGGCAAAAATAAAATTCTTCATTCCTTTTCTGATTTATAAAATTAGACAATGGAAGAGTAGAAGCACTACCCTATCCTTTTACTCGATACCTAATGCTTCTTTCAGTTTGGCTGTTGATTCTTCATCCAGTTCTGCAACCTTAGCCAAAAGAGTTTCCTCTTTCAT